GCAAGACAGGAGAGCGTTATCTACCGGAGAAAGCGATCAAGTCTTTGTCGGCAAAGGAATATGCAGCGACCACCAGAGCAAAGAGAAAAGGGACTGCTGCCGGGAAGCAGTTCGTGAAGCAGCCCAAAAAGATAGCACGGAAAACAAAAAGGTATAGAACCTAATGGCAGTCTCAGGTACATATGATTTTAACCTTGATATAGATGAGGTTATACAAGAAGCTACGGAAATGATCGGGGGTGAGGATACTCTTGGTCACGAACCTGCTTCTGCACGTCGATCTGTAAATTTAATGTTGCGGGATTGGCAAAACCGTGGTATACTATTATGGACTACAAGTGTATCTTCTCTTACTGTAACTGCAAGTACTACTTCTTATGATCTATCTTCTTCTACTATAGATGCTCTTGAAGTTGTTCTTAACAGAGATGATACAGATATTAAACTAGAACGTATAACACCTGAAGAGTTTTTGCTTATTCCTAATAAAACACAGACCGGAAGATCATCTCAGTATTCTATCAGGAGGGGCAGGGATAACCCCGTTCTTTCTGTATGGCCTATTCCTGAGAACTCCACAGATGTTTTAAAGATTGAAGTATTTAGCGAACTTACAGATGTAAATAAATCAGCAGGTCAGAATGCTGATGTTCCTAAAAGGTTTTTACCCTGCCTTACGGCGGGACTTTCTTATTATATGGCAATGAAGCGTCCGCTTGTTGCTGAAAACAGAATTATGATGCTGAAGACAAACTATGAAGAGTGTCTTGCCAGAGCTATGCAGGAGGACAGGGAAAGAGCTTCAATGCGTGTTGTGCCAAAACTAAGGTACATCTAATGGCTAGTAATAAAAACGCACTGGCTATGTGCGACGTATGTGGATTTGTATATCCGCATCGCACTATGAAAATGAACAGTTATGGGATGCTGGTATGTCCCGAAGACTTTGAAGGACAGTTTGATCTGAAGAACCATCCTCAAAATCATGTGCCTGATGTGAGAGATAATCCAGCTATTCTCAATCCTCGTCCAGATACGGGCGGTAGAAATCTTACATGGAGTCAGGCTAGCACAGCGTGGGGATCAACGGAGAAGTATTGGAATCTAATATGACTGATTTAACAAGCCAACTAATATCAAACACATATAAGCAAGTAATACTTGTTAGTTCTTCAACTAGCAATACTGGTGTAGATACTTCTCTGAAAGCAGTACAAACTGGTGATGGAACTAACACTGCCCTGAAAGTAGCAACCAATGCAGTTCAGATTACTGGTGCGTTGGGAGTAGGCGGATCAGTATCTCTTGATGGAAACCTTCATGTGGATGATAAGGTATGTGCCAGCACTTTCTACGGAGACGGATCAAATCTGTCTGGTGTGACTGCAACGATTGCTGGTAATATATCTGTAAGCAATGCCACGGTAGGTGGTAATCTTTATGTTGGTGGCACTGCCACAGTGGCTGGTGCTACACATCTGCAAAGCACAGTATCTATTGGTGGGGCCGCACAGTTTGGTTCTACAGTAACGGTATCGGGTGCAGCACAGCTTCAAAGTACGGTAACAGCGGTGGGTGCTGCAACATTTAAATCTACAGTTACAGTAGAGAATGCAGCGATACTTAAAAATAATGTATCGGTTGGCGGAACATTTGCAGCGGCTGGTGCAGCCACCCTCACTTCAAAAACAGAATTTAAAAATGATGTATCAGTCAGTGGCCGTCTTGATGTAGCAACATCAGCTTCTATTGGTGGTGTTTTAGATGTTACAGGCATTGCTAACTTTGCTGATAATGTATCGGTAAGTGGTAATTTAAATGTAGTTGGTAACGTAACTGCTGCATTCTTATATGGCGATGGTTCTAATCTTACAAACGTGGAAGCTGAACTTGGTGTTGCCACAAATATTTCTGTATCAGGTTATTTGAATGTTGGTGGCAGTGTATCGGTTAGCGGTCCCTTCAATGTTGTTGGTGCTGCTACATTTAAAGATGATGTAAGTGTAAGCGGTAACTCAAACTTTAGCGGAACTGTAACAGTAGGTGGTGCAGTAAGTCTTGCATCAACCCTTAGTGTGGGAGGCGCATCAAATTTTGCTTCTACAGTTACAGTAGTAGGTGCCGGTACATTTAAGGATGATGTATCTGTATCCGGGAATACTGTACTTGGAGGTACTCTCAGAGTTGCTGGAGCAACATCGCTGGAAGGTGCTGTTGATCTAAACAGTACTCTTACTGTAGCAGGAGCAGTATCACTTGCATCAACATTAAGTGTTGGTGGAGCAGCAAACTTTGCAAGTACAGTAACTATAGCCGGTGCTAATGTTCAGGCAGCAAACGCAAAAGTATGTGCAAGTGCTTATTATGGAGATGGTTCTAATTTAACAGGTATTTCAGCAGATATAAGTGGAGATATTTCTGTTAATAATGCTACGATTGGTGGTAATCTATATGTTGGTGGAACAGTAACTGCTGTTGGAGCGGCTACATTTAAAGATGATGTATCAGTAAGTGGTAATACAAATCTTGGTGGAACTGTAACAGTTGGTGGCGCAGTATCATTAGCTTCTACACTATCAGTAGGTGGTGCGGCTAACTTTGGTTCAACAGTAACTGTAGCGGGGGCTGTATCTCTGGCATCTACTCTTAGCGTAGGCGGGGCAACTAATCTGGCAAGTACTGTTACTGTAGTGGGTGCTGGTACATTTAAAGATAGTGTTTCGGTATCGGGTAATGTCAACATAGGTGGTACAGTTACTATAGGTGGTGCGGTATCGCTTGCTTCTACTCTTAGTGTGGGAGGTGCAGCACACTTTGGAAGTACAGTTACAGTAGCAGGAGCAGCAATCTTTGAAGATGCAGTTTCAGTATCTGGTGCGGTAGATATAGCTGGTAATACTTCTGTTGGAGGAACATTCCTAGCAACAGGTAAGGCAGAATTTGAGGATGATGTTTCTGTCTCTGGTAACTCAAACTTTGGTGGAACAGTTACCGTTGCTGGTGCAGTAAGCCTGAACTCTACACTTAGCGTTGGTGGGGCAACCAATCTTCTTAGCACGGTAACGGCTACGGGTAACTCTGGTTTTCTTGGTACTGTCAGGGTATCTGGCAATACTTCACTGGAAGGACAACTACAGTTAAGTGAGTCAGCAGCGGCTGCTGTACATACAACTGCCATTGACGGTATAACTTCTGTATCTCTGAACTTTGGTATAGCGCAGAACTTCTTTACCTCTGTTACTGCCGCACATACACTGGCACGGCCAACGAATGCAAGGGTAGGACAGGTTGGTAGTATTCTTCTAATGCAGGATGGTGGCTCTGGTACAGTTGCTTATAATGCCTGTTGGAACTTTATTGGCGGCACAGCCCCAACACTATCAACAGGTGATAATGCAATGGATAGATTAGACTATATTGTAGTCTCTATTTCTTCTGATAATACTGCTGAGAATATTCAAGCAGTTATGACACAAGCTTATAGTTAGGATTAATAAGAATGGTATTTAGTAATAATCTTCTCATGGGTGCCGGTGGTCAGGCAAGCGGATATGAAATAGATCAAAGTATTCGTTTTAATGACGATGATTCTGCTCATTTGTCTTTTACTCCCAGCAGTGCTGGTAATCGTAGAACTTGGACATTTTCAGCTTGGGTTAAACGAGCAAACATTACGGACGGTAGACAAACGATATTTTCGGCAAACAACAATGCGTATTTACAGCTTGGGCCTGACGCTGCCAGCCGAGAAATGATTACGATACTAAATGAAGGTTCAGGTACAGACCTTAATTGGTACACCACACAAGTTTTTCGTGACCCCGCTGCGTGGTTTCATGTTGTTTGGCAATTTGATTCTACGCAATCGACAGCAGACGACCGCACCAAGCTTTATATCAACGGAACGAGAGTAACATCTTTTACAAAGGGGGCCACACCAGACCAAAATCTTGAAGGAGCCGTCAATAATAATGTTGAACATAAGATTGGTGAAGCGGCTCACGCTGCTACCTTTTACTTAGATGCATATTTAGCTGAGATACATTTTATTGATGGCACCGCATTAACTGCCAGCAGTTTTGGCGAAACAAATAGCAGCACCGGGCAGTGGGTGCCGATAAATTATTCAGGAAGCTATGGAACCAATGGTTTTTACCTGAAAGGTCAAGATAGTTCTGCGTTGGGTGACGACAGCAGCGGCAACGGAAATGATTTTTCTAGTAGTGGTATGTCTGCGGCTGATCAGGTTACGGATACCCCAACTGATAACCATTGTGTACTTAATGCGCTTGACGGTGCAGGTACGCTTTCTGACGGCAATCTTGTAAACGCTGCGACAACTTCTAGCTTCGTTAGTCGCAGAGCGACGATTGGTGTTCCAAGCTCTGGTAAGTGGGCTTTCCGTGTAAAAAAATCAGCAAACAATTTTATGGTCGGCGTCATGGCTCCACAAGCTACTGATGGCGATCCTGATACCAATGGCGTAGACGCTGTTTTTTACTACGATGAAGACGGTACAAGTTCTGGAGACATACAAACACGACGAAGCGGATCAAAAGTTGTTGAAACAACTGATCCACCAGCCGGTATTGCCGCTGACACCTTCATGGAGGTGTTGATAGATAAAGACAACAATCGGCTTGGAGTTGTCATCGGCGGCACGGCTTATATAGCTGTGGACAGTGGCGTTGCAATCCAAGACACGATGACACAAATTTTTGTTTCTACGGAAGGTAGTGGTGTTACTGCCACCGTTGATTTTGGTCAGTCGGGATTTACACCAAGCCAAACGGGTTATAAGGCACTATCCACCGCTAATTTAGACGATCCAACCATTGTCGATCCGTCAAAGTATTTTCAACCTACGCTGTATACCGGAAATGGATCAACTCAATCCATTGATCAATCTGGTAATAGTACATTCCAGCCAGATTGGGTCTGGATTAAAAACAGGGATGCTGCTGACAGTCATGTTTTGACTGATGCAGTTAGGGGTGCAACGAAAATTATATCATCGGACTCCAGTGCAGCAGAAGCCACTGACGCCGACACGCTGACGGCGTTTGAGTCAGACGGTTTTGCGCTTGGCGATGATGATAAAGTAAATACAAATACGGAAAAGTATGTTGCTTGGCAATGGAAGGCCAACGGCACTGGCGGCAGCAACGGAGATGGTGATCTAACTGCAACCGTTTCAGCCAATACTACGGCTGGCTTCAGCATCATCAAATATCAAGGAACGGGTTCTGCAACTACTGTTGGGCATGGGCTGGGCGTTGCTCCAAAAATGATCATTGTAAAAGACCTTGACAATAGTAGGTCGTTTAACGTGTATCACGATGGTCTCACGGCTGCGACCAAGGTTATTTATCTTGACCAAACTGCTGCAGAAAGCACTGACGCCGCAATCTTTGGATCAGCCCCGACAAGCAGTGTTGTAAACATAGCTACCGGCGGCGGCTCAAACGGCAGCGGCAACGACTACATTATGTATGCATTCGCAGAAGTGGAAGGCTTCAGTAAGTTTGGTAGCTACACGGGCAATAATAATGCGGATGGTACTTTTGTTTATACAGGCTTTAAACCGGCTTTCCTGATATACAAAGTGGTTTCGACTACCGATAGCTGGGAAATGTACGATGGTAAACGACTGGGTTTCAACGTGCAGGGCGAACAGCTAAAGGCCAACCTGAGCAACGCTGAAACTGATGATACCCGTGTTGATATTTTGAGCAATGGTTTTAAGGCAAGGTCAACAAATACAGCAGTTAACGCTAGCCAAACTTATTTATATATGGCCTTTGCGGAAACACCTTTTAAAACAGCGACGGCACGATAGGAGAATAAACTAATGTGGAAACATAATGGTAGAACAATTACAGTGGGTAAGGCATGGACTGCTGATAATGGAGTTCAAAATCCTGCTAACTGGCATATCTGGTCTGCTACAGAAAAGGCTGCTGCTGGTGTTGTTGAGGTAGTGGAAGATAGCCCACCTGATAGCCGTTTGTATTATTGGTCTATGGATTCAAATGGTAAGATAACTAAAAAAGCAAAGTCTTTGACTGATGTTAATGAAGTAGATGACAGTGGTAATCCCATTCTTGATGAAAATGGTGATCAAGTTGTTACTCGTGGAGTTAAGTATAATCTTAAACAAGAAGTTAAAAATCAACAAGGTTCTTTGCTTAGTCAAACAGATTGGGCTATTATTCGCAAAGCAGATAAAGGTACAGCTATACCTAGTAATATTCAAACATGGAGGGATGGCATTCGTACAAAAGCTACACAAATGGAAACAG